GTGTACTTCCATGCAGTCACGCAGGAGTTCACTGCAATGTCCGGTTTCTTTAAATGCTTGAATGTCGTTTTGCAATTCAGCCAACATCTCTTGTAGTGTCATGTCTTTCTTCTTGATCATCTCAGTGAAGTTAACACCTTCGATCAACAGCTTGGCCATACGACGACTACTTTCCATTGTCTTGGTTTTGGTTTTGATTTTAGAACGAAGTAGGCCTGCACCTTTGGCTTGCTTTTTAAAACTAGCAAATGGATTTTCTGCTTCGATCATGTCTTTTTGTTTTTTACGCCAGGCACTATTGAACTTGTCATCTTGTGCATTGTGTTTTGCAGATGCTTTTTTATCTTTGCGGTCATCGGCGGCTGACCATTTCTCGCCTGCCGCATCTCTTGCTTTCTTTAGCAGTTTGGGACTCAGTTCATTGATTTGGTCTTCGTTGGTGTCTTGTGTTGCTTTGCCTTTGATCACTGTGCCTTTGGCACCTTTGGGTGCTTTGTCTGGCACACGACCGAATGGGTCATTGCCAATCTTGGCAGGAGCACTGGCCGCTGGGTCTTTCTTAGGACGACCTTTAGGACCTTTTACACGAACAACTTTTTCTTTTTTAGCTGTGCCCTTGGCGGGACGGCCACGCTTGGGAGCCGCTTCGTCATCCGGATCACCTTGGTATTCGGTGCCGTATGTACCTTTATGTTTAGTGACACCGTTTTTATATTCAGTGTCACCTTCATTGAATTCAGCAAATTGCTCTTTGAGTTTTTGTTCGACTTTAGCCACACCCTCAAGAATTGACCCCTTGGCTTCTACACTTTCGTAGATGGCTTGTGGTTTCTTATTCTCTTGCGGCTCTTGTTGTGGTGTTACTTTTTTGAGACTGTCTAAAATTGTGTACATGTTGCTCATGATTATTTTCCTCGGGGACGTTGTAGGGTGTTTTTAGTACTGCCAATGGGGCTGTTGTTTTGTTGTGGAGCATCGTTGGTAGTTTTACCTGTAGCATACTCCTTATCAGTACCTTGTATTTCTTGCTTGCGTGTGTTGGCACTCAGTTCTTTGATCAAACTAGACAGGCGCTTTTCGCCAACAGCGTCTTGTGCGCTGGGTCCACCAAGATCTTCTTTGGTCAACAATGGGCTCTCATCTTCGTTGCTTTCAACATGTCCCCATACCAATTGTTCATTCAATGCATCAGCCATGGTTTTAACATCAACCCAACTGGCATTAACACCGGCACGCTCGCCAATCAATTGACGAATTTGTCCCGGGATAGTTGGATACTTTAATCCAACATCTAACATATAGCAGTCACATGCCCCTTCTTTAGCAAACTCCCAGTGCTCAGTCACTGGTAGTCTTTTTACAGCACTGATAGTTTCAACTTGGAAACAATCTAATGCATTTTTAATGCGGTCAAGTACTTCGCCCTTGGGCTCTACATGTGCCATTTTAATACGAAACTCGTAGACTTTGTGTGTTTCGTGAAAGTATGCTGATAAATTTTTCATGTGGCATTAATCCTATATTCTATATTTATGTCCGTTTACTTCTTTTCTTCTGCGCGATTCTTGCCTAGAATTTGATCTAGTAGCGCATTGCGGTCTAGCACCATGCCTTTTCCGTCAACGGGTTCATCTTCTTCTCGGTTGTTGTCCTTGGCAATTTGGTGATCTAGTTTGGCTTTGTTCAACTGTAACTGTATCATCTTGAGCTTTTTGTCCATTTTGGCTGTTTTAGCTGTGATACTGTGCCCCAGCAATGTGCCTGCTGTTTGTAGTATAACACCAGCAAAGCGTGGGTCAACATTCATGCCTAAATCTATTAGATCTTCTGCTTTACTTTTGGCCAACAATGCTAGTTCATCCAGCTCGCTGTCTGCGGTATCTAAATCTCTAACATAGGGCAAGGCCGCATCAATTTTGTCAATGGCCGCATCAACATCTGTTATCATGTCTCTGTTTTGCGCTATCACCGTTCTAATATCTTCTGTAGTTGTGCCACCGGCTTCGTCTGTTGTGGCACTAGATGGCAAGTTGAAAGTTTCTTCAAGTTTTTTAGTCATATGGTATTTATTGTATTATTTTTGGTATAGGTTTATCCCTGCACCAGTCGCACATGGCTTTAACAACTTCTGCTTCTCTTTTAGAAAAGAAATGCCCGGCGTCAGCACTGACAGGATTAATAACTAAGATAGAATCTGTTTTGAGCATTTCTTCTTGGGCTTTACGAAACACTTCTTTTTCGTGCATGACAATAAGAACAGGGCAAGTTGACTTTGTAACATCGTACCAATCCAAGCGGGCACCTTGTTGGAATTTATCAATGTCTTTAAGTACATGCCAGGTTGCTGATGCAGATATTATCTTATGTAACTTTGTTTTATGTAAACTAATGTTGGCCGCATCTTGTGCACCGTAACTTATACCAAACCAATTGATTGGTGCATTGGGAAATTTTTGTTCTACTATGTCTATTAGCTGAAAGCTTTCACGCAATCTATCATCACTTGTTCTATAAAAACTACTAACCCAAGGGTGTGTGTAAGCCATGAAATAATCGGGTACATCAAATATCACAATAGCTACATTTTGATCTAGCCAGTGATGCATCCAGTCCCAAGTAAACTGTTGGTAAGTATCGGTATGGTCTTTTATTTTATCATCGCTATCAAAATGAAAATGATGCGGAGTTGCGCCACCGTAGGTATAGATTACGACCGAGTCGGGGTTAGGTACCCGGCTTAAGGTCAGATAGGCTGTTTTGTGTGCATTTCGTTCAATGAACTCTAGCTGTTTGATTGCTAGATCACCATGCAATATACTATCTCGTTTCCGTGCGTATATTTTTTTGAGTATCTCTTGTCGATCTGGATAGGGCATTGAGTATTTAACATTAAAAAAGGACCTTGCGGTCCTTTTATTAGTTAAGTTTAACGCCTGTGGTCAACTTTTTCCACTTTTGGTGCTGTTCGTTATACCAAGAGTCTAGTTCCGTGTCCTTGAGTATCAGGGGTTCGCACATGTCTGCTTTGTAACTGTCTAGTACAGATTGGTGTTTTACTGCTCGTGTCAAGATCTCTCTCCACTCTTTGAATTTAGCATCTGGTGTTGTGACCGGAACAACCATATGGTGCGGAATATTCAATGATCTAACAACAGGATTAAACCCCATGCCAGCAATGGGTTTGTATCCCAACATGGGCTTTGCACCAGTAATGCCCAACACATGTGTTTGTACTTTTCTACCTGGATCACTAGCCCAGGCATGATGATCAGTCAAGAACCCTAGACTAAAATCCAACGATCCGCTGATCAATCCCATAAATGCTTCCGATGTACTTTTGAAAGGAACTGCTTGTGCGTTTGGATACTTGTCAACAATCTGCAAGCTGATCAGGTGTGTAGTAACACCAAGGCCACTGACACCAATGTTTAGAGGCTTATCTTTGGGTACTTCGTCCCAGGACTTGTACTTGACTGAACTGATGGCCACAGGGCTGGTACAAAATGGCATAAACTCACGAAAGTCTTTTACATCATAACTTTCGTTGGGGTAAAACTCTGGACGAATAAAGAATGCACTACTGGTAAACAAGATAGTGTTGGGATTTGTCTTTACAAAGTTTGCCGCAATGGCATTGCCTGCTCCGGGTTTGGTGTCAAACATAAAATTGTATTTGGTTTGAATACGATTTGCTTCCTGTACCAGGGTACGGCCATAGTTGGCAATACTGTCAGCAGGACTAAATGCGTAATAAATGGTTACATTTTCTTGAGCCGTTGCCGCAAAAGACAAGGCCATAGCTATAACGGCTAGTAGTTTTTTCATAATTTTCCTTGGGTTGTTAGGTCCACTCGCGGGACTAGTTGATAAAAATATTTATCTTTTCTTGCCTTGGTGAAAGATTTGATCTTCCGTTATTACACGAAATGTTAATCCTTGATTCTTACACCAAGCACGGGCGGCTTCCCATTTTGCCATATTAAGTATTGCCGCGGCCTGTGATCTGGCATTGGTGTTGCCCTCCAATGTAGTTTCTTTTTTTGGTTTAACTTCAATCACTTCAGCATGTTGTCGGCCTTGAGCATCATTGTAAACAATTAAAAAATCTGGCACATAAATTGTATTGCGGCCACTTAATGGATTGCGATAGTTAACATGGATTGCTTCGCTGGCCCATTGCAGTATATTTGGATTGTTGTCGCAAAACTGCATAAATGTCCACTCCCATCCGCTACGGTAAGTGGGCGTTTTATTACCCACATACTTGGCTGGATTTTGTAATTGATATTTGCCCTGTGCGTACTTGCTCATGCTATGATTGTTCGAGCGACATATTTGTTTCTTAATGTACTATTCTGCACCCCGATCAAGCTGGTGCCAATTCTACTGAGATTTAAAAAGTAACTTATGTAGGGACCGAGTTGGTCTCTGCTTAACTTTTTAAATTCATCTAGTACTGCCATAACATCAATATTTTGAACTCTAGCTGTATATATTACCGCACTGCTCAGTGCCAACGCACTTTCTTTGTTTTCGCAAAATTTTTCAAAATAAGTTAATATAGCGTCATCCTTGGCTGAGCTAATTGTAATAGTTTTATCAAAATAATTATTAAAATACTTACTGCCGTCACCAGATATATTATTTAAATTGACAGCTCCTAAATTACTGGGATTATTTTTTAGTTGTGCAAATGTATCTATTACTGCCATAGTGGTTCCTTAGAAGTCGTAGACTTGATTTTGATTACTTGATGCATTGGGGTTATCTACAGGATTTTGCTGTGGGTTTGTGTATATCGATCCATCTGCACTAATAATAGTCTGACTGCCATCTGGGTTAGTTGTAATAGTTTCGCCAGATTCTGGATCGTATTCGGTCTTACTGCCTGGGCCAGGGCCTCCCTCAACGGCGCTGTTACCACTGGCATTCAATGCTTCTTTTAATTGATCCAATTTACCGGTGTTTTCTATCACTGCACTAGACAACCCATCTAAGTTTTCTCTTGTTGTTTGATTTTCACTGATCACCCCAGCAAGTTTGGCTTTATTATCGTCAATGATTTGTTCAAGTGCCGCTATGTCTTCTTCGGTTAAATTAGGATCGTATTCTAAATTATAAGTGTCTGCTTCAATCTGTGCTTCTAGTCGGGCTTGTTCGGCTTCGCCATTTTCTAGGTCAGCATTAGCCTGCTCTATTGCGGCTTCATCTGCCGCAATTTGTGCAGTAGTTTGGTCAATACTGGCTTGAACTTGTTCTGCTGTTTGTGGCTGTGCTGGGTCACCAAACAGTCCGTTACCGCCATCGATATTGGCGCCATCAACATTTTCACCGTTGCTAAAAACTTTGCCTAGGCCCGACTTGGCTTTACCTAGTAGGTCTGATGCTCCACCGGCGACTGCTTTTATACCTGATCCCAAGTTGGCAACACCAAACCCCACAGCGCCAGTCAATAAACCAGAACCTACTGTGCTTAACGCTCCACCTAAGATAGCAGATCCATTGATGTTTTTAATATTATTAAGTATACCCGGTAACCCAGTTAACCCTTCACTCATATCGTGAACTGTCGTATCCCTTACTGGAGTTGTACCCATTGGGCTTTCTCGTTTGTCATATGCTAGTGTTGCAAATCCTGTTACAGTGTCCTCACTGACTTGACCGTATTGATATTTCACAGCCTGATACTGAATGGTCATGGTATTTTCTAATGTGCCGGCATCTCCACCGTTTGAATGATCGCCATGTTGGAATTGTGTAATGGTAGGATTGATTAATGTATATTCTGCAAACTTTTTATTGTGTAAACTATAAATTCTAATAGCACTCAGAAATTGTTGTGTAGCAGGACTACTGGCTGGATATTGTCTAGGAGTGTAACCCCAAGTCTGTTGCTGTCTTTCGCTGTACTTGGTAGGAGAGGCATAGATACTTTCATTCCAATCACTGTCTCTATAGTAGTAACTGTAATAGTCATACCAAAAATTTCTAACAATATCTAAGTTGTCATCATGAAACTTAATCGACACAGAATCGTATTTTACTTTTGTCTGTACAATATCAACTCGATTGTAGGCATTTAGTGTCTTAGTGTCAAATGTGAATCGTGGTAAACTTGTGCTTTTGACAACAAAACCCATTTTTAAAATATCGTCATTTGATATCCTAGAAATCTCTGGATTCAAGTCAAATGCTACATGAAATAAGAAACCGTACTTGGGTGACAACCCGTGGTTGTTGGCAACGAATATCTTTGACGCATGGTTACGGTCAAATAAAATAGGATCTGTGGGTCTGCGAGTGGTGGCCATATATATTATTTATGGTCAAAAAAAAGCCTGGAATTAACCAGGCTTTTTGTACTGTATAATCAATTAAGCAGTTGTACGAGAACCACCTTGTTGATGGGTTTGTCCGTATCCGGCTGTATCAGCGTTTGGCACTGATAATGGAACTAAAATTGCATTATCAAATCTAATTGTTACTGCTATTTGTGCGGCTTCGTTTGATCCGTAGTTCATGTCACCCCAATCACATTGTGATATTTGGCAACCATCCAGTTCCCATGTTTCTAATACTTGATAGTTGGTTCCGTTGCCACCATCAAGTACTTCGTACTTTAACGCAAACTTATAGTCACCAGCACTGGCAGCACTAGATTGCTCTAGGAAGTCAAATTGCTTTTGAATTTGTTCGCTAACCAATTTAGATACTAAACCAGTTACATCATCACGCAAGTTGATTGAAGTTTCTGCCCACTCCGGTTTGCCTTGCATATAAATCTTGCTGTTGTAGATATCTAACACAAATGGGTTAAAGTTAACGCTTGGGCGTTTGATATCAACCACCTGACGAGTCAATTCTGTAACATCTTTTCCTGATCCGAAATTAATAAAACTTGCACGGAAACGATATTTCAGTTTTGGCATTAGCAGGCCGCCACCATCACTACCTACCGGTACTGTAAAATTCTTTAGACTTGCTGTAATAGCCATTGTATTCTCCTATACTCTTATTTACCAATAATGCTGTCAGATAATGTTGGCCTTCACACCAACATTATCTACATAGTTAATTAAGCTCCTAATTGACCTGCGGCAATTGAACCTGGGTTCAACAAGCGAATTGGGATATAGATAAACTCAACATCCTTCATTGGCTCTATGGCAATATCAACATAAAGTTCGTTGTTAGCAATACGGTTTGGAGTATTGTTACTTGTGTCGCATACTACCAAGAAGTCGTAAATACCGCGTTTTGAAACTAGGTCGTTCATGGCTCCTTCGATGATGCGCTTGATCTGATCGCGAGTGATCTTGTCATTGGGTTCAAACAAGAATGAGTTACCAACTTTGGACAGGATGGTACGAATGTAATTGATTAAGCGGGCTACATTTACACGGTCCATACTGCTGGTCACTGGGTTGCGAGTCTTTTGACCCCATACACACAATCCAACTCCTGGAAGAATTGTAATTGGGTTAACATTCTTCTGATACATGGCGTCGCGTAAACCTTGACTAACACCATTGCGATTAAACTCGCCTGTGTCTTGGTTGATGTAACCAATATCAGTGGCATTGTCAACTAAACCACGGCGTACACCTGCTGGTGCAAACCAAGGGAAGCTAACGCTGTCATTGCGGATAAATGTACGCAACATGACATGACTTGGGGGAACAACAACTGTG